TCATCGGTCAGACTGCAGGTCAGAATAATGGTTCAGATAATGTTATTGGTATTGGTCAAACCGCAGCATTTGGTAACACAGGAGCAGGAGCAATCGGTATTGGTCTTCAGGCATTAAGTGGTAACCAAGGATCTGATACTATTGGTATAGGATCACTTTCAGGTACAAACAACACTTCTGTCAACTCTATTTTGATAGGTCTTGGAGCAGGAAATGCAAGTGCAGGGTTTAATAATACCTTTATAGGCGTAAGTGCAGGAGACAGCAACTTAGGAGAGTTTGTTGTTGGATTAGGAGACTACGTAGGTGCTTCAAACGAGGCTGACAATGTCTTTATTGTTAGCAATGCTTCACTGCCATCTTTTGTAGATAAGACAACTGCAGATACTTACTTTGCTTTAGAGGTTCTTTCATCGAATTGCACCTATCTTTACTACGATCAATCTGACAGCACAATTAAAGGATATAGAACATAGAAATCATGGAAATACAATTCTCAAGCCCAAAGGATATTGTTATCGTGCAAGAACGAAAGAAGTCAATCGACAAGGTAACAGTATTGGAAATTAGCGACTTTCCAAGCAGAAAGCAGGTTATGGTTAAGACAAAGGAGTTAGGTCTTATCACATTATGGAAGGACGCAGAGTACGATGCTATCGGTCAATGGACAGATACTGACGTACAAAACAAGATTAACGAGCTATATAACAGTTAAGTAATGGTACTTGACATTGTAAAATTGGACGACTTAAAAGTTTATGGGGTCAATACGATATGCGTTATCGTATTAAAATTAAAGGACATCACTCCTGAGTTGTCTGCCTTATTGCTGATTGCAACTATACTATATACCATAGTTCGCACTATTAACGAAATACAAAAGTTGAGAAATGGCAAGTCAAATAAAGGCAGCACCGAAGAGGACAATTAAGACGGTAAAGCGCAAGGGTATCATTGCCAAGACCAAAGCGAGTTCTTCTAAGAGTAGTAAGAATTATGTTAAAAAATATAGGGGACAAGGACGATGAGGTTAAGCAAGAACTTTAGTCTCGATGAGATGTCTAAAAGCACAACGGCTATCCGATTGGGTATTGATAATACTCCTTCGGATATTGTCATTACTAACCTTTTGGAATTGTGTGAGCATGTCTTACAACCCTTGCGAGATCACATAGGCGAGTCTATCAAGATAAGCAGTGGGTATAGAAGTCCCAAGTTAAATAAGAAGATAGGTGGTAGTGCTACAAGTCAGCATTGCTTTGGTCAGGCTGCAGACATTAGTTGTGGTGAAAGGACTGCAGAGTTGTTTTACTATATTAAAAATAACCTTATCTTCGACCAATTAATATGGGAGTTTGGGGATGACAGCAACCCTGATTGGGTGCATGTCTCTTATTCTTCAATAAAGAATCGTAAGCAATGCTTGCGGGCAAAAAAAGTAAAAGGAAAAACAATATACGAAAACATATGAACTCATCTTACTTAAGCATCAACCTTAAAGACCTTATTAAAGGTGCTGCAGTAGCAGCAGGAACAGTTATGTTGTCTTTATTAAGCACCATGATTGAATCCGGAAATTTAATTACAGAAGAGCAATTAATGATTGGTCTGAAGACAGGAGTATTGGCTGCAATCGGCTACCTCATTAAGAACATCTTTACCAACTCTAAGGACGAGATGTTCACCTCAGAGCCAAAGGCAGAATAAAAACAAACTAAATAAAATCAAATCAAATGCAAAAAGTAAACTACTTAGAGAAACACGAATTGGAGAAAATCCAAGAGATGAACAATGAGTTCACGAAAATGAAGATGGCACTTGGCGATGCTGAACTACAGAAGCATCAGATTATAGCTGCCATTAATGAATTAAAGACATCATTTGCTATTCATGAGAAGGCATTGATTGATAAGTATGGTGTTGATACTGTAATTAATATTCAAACAGGGGAAATCACCCAAAAGAAATAATCTATGACACCGGGAAAATTCATCGGAACTTTGTTCCACTCAAGAGATGTGATGCACATTGCACATCTTCAGACCACATCCTTTGCAGAGCACAAGGCTTTGAACGGATACTATGACAACATCCTTGACTTGACGGACAAGTTCTCCGAGGTTTACTTCGGTCGTTTTAAGAGAGTGGAGATTGTTATCCCTGAGGCTAAGAACATGGACGCTATCTCTCATTTAAAGGAGATGCAGTCTATTGTTGACTCAGAGCGTAACAACTACCCTTCCGAGATTCAAAACATCATGGATGAGATTCTTGCTCTGATTAACAAGACCCTGTACCTGTTAACCTTAAACTAAAAACCAAATGGCTAAGATAAGCTCATATCCTTCGGATGCTAACGTAACGGTGAGTGATAGACTCATCGGCACTGACAATGAGAACTCCAACGAAACGAAAAATTTTGAGATTGGAGATATTATTGACCTTGCTGAGACTATTATCACCCCTAACTTGATAAACACCTATGTTCCGTACACGGGTGCAAATCAAAACGTCAATTTAGGTCCAAATACACTTACAGTTCAAAACACTGTAGTTCTTGGTGACCTCAATGTTACGGGTAGCCTAAGGATGGACAGCAATGCGGGAGCAGCAGGAACAGTGTTGATGAGCGCAGGGAGTGGGGTTACGCCTGTTTGGTATGACCTTACAAGTTTATTTGTGCCATACACGGGAGCAAATCAAAACGTCAATTTAGGTTCTAATTCATTTATAGCTTTAAATGGTTTATTTAATGGAGACCTGAATGTTGGTGGTGAGCTATTAATGGATGGTAATGCGGGTACAGCAGGACAGGTGCTAACAAGTGCAGGGTCAGGAGTCACTCCACAATGGGTTTCACCTCCGGTTCTTTATTCTGCAACATTCTTTGATACTACCACGCAAAATAATGGTGGTGCTACCGTAGCTAATCAGGTCTTGATTAACTCAACACAATCTGCGAATGGGTTTACATTAGGTCCTGATAACAGAATAAATGTTACTAATGCAGGTACATACTTCTTTAGTGCTAATATGCAACTTTCCTTTACAGGAGGAGCATCCAACTATAATGTAACTGTATGGTACACAATAAATGATGTGATCGTTCCTAACTCTGCTTTTACATTTACTACAACAGGAGCACAGAACGACCAAACATTAGCCACTATAACAGATACGATACCATTAACAGCAGGACAATATCTTAAATTCTATTGGTGGTCACAAGCTACGGGTATGAAACTTCTTGCAACTGCTGCAGGTACAAGTCCAACAAGACCTCTATCCCCATCTGTGAATGTTTCTATATTTAACGTAGGGTAATGGATATAAGAAAGATTGCCATTGGTCCTGATTATAAGAGTGGAGCTATGCACTACATCGTAGGGCAGAAGGTACTCGGGGATACCAATGAAATCCACCTTATAAAATTTGACGATAAGAGAAGTTCAGTATTAATCTACATCATAAATCAGAAACAGGAGGTTGTTCTTTGGAAAGAGTTCAACTCTTCTGTTCCTATATCAATCGAATACAATATAAACTACTGATGAGGTCGCCATTTTATTTCATAGCAAGACCGTTAAAAGGCAAGAGATACGATAATACGAAAGAGATAGGTGGCATTGAACTAATAGTAAGCACTTCTGAAGAGGACCACAAGTTCTCCAACAGATATGCTGAGGTCCTTGAAACCCCATTAGGGTATAAAGGACCTATTGCTATTGGAGACATCCTTTTGGTTCACCATAATGCTTTCAAGTTCTATAACGACATGAGGGGCAGACAGAAGAGTGGTAAGAGTTTTTTTAAGGACGATAAGTTCTTCATAGAGTTCGACCAATTCTTTCTGTACAAAAAGGGGGAGGAGTGGTTCACCCACGACAGGTATTGCTTTATTAAGCCTATCCCCGCCACCGAGTCCTATATCGTCAAGCCTTTTTCCGAAGAACCCTTAATGGGTGTTGTCAAGTACCCTAACGAGTACTTGTTAAGCAAGGGTGTAAAGGCAGGAGACACGGTATGCTTTGCTCCTGATAGCGAGTATGAGTTCACCGTAGAAGGTGAGAAATTGTACCGGATGTACGACCATCAGATAACTATTAAGTTATGAAGAGTACAAAGGAGATTAAGGAAAGAATCATAGCAGCAGGATATGAGGCTGTCGAGCAGCTTATAAAGGTTGCCAAGGAAGACATCATCAAGCCTAATGCTGATGATGAGTTGGCTGCCGACAAGTTAAAGAATGCGGCTGCTACCAAGAAGTTAGCCATCTTTGATGCTTTTGAGATACTCAGTAGGATAGAGTCCGAGAAAGAGAATCTTGATACAATCGTGAATGGTCCATCTAAAATAGATTCTAAACAGGGGTTTGCTGAACGAAGGTCAAAATAATGCGATATACACGGTTCTAACCAACCACGTCCCCCCAAGTATTGTCAAAAGCAAGAATAAAGGGCGGACATGGCTTTATGGCTATAACGAGAAGTATGACATGGTGGTCATCTCTAAGAGTGGTCAGATAGGTGAGATAGTGAATATCTCAGGATTAACCATAGCACTACCCCTTGCACCCGATGATTGCTATAAGAGGCATCACACAAAGAGCGAGCAGTATTGGGAAAGGCGTGAATTACCACGGGAACTGTCCAAGATAAGCTCTATATTCCAATGGAATACCATGCCATCGGACTTTAAAGGTCGGTGGGTGGAGTATATTGAGCGTGAGTTTGACTACCGTGAGGAGGGATTTTGGTTTATGAACGCAGGAGAACCTACCTATATCACGGGTTCTCACTACATGTACCTCCAATGGTCGAGTATTGACGTTGGATACCCCGATTATCGTGAGGCAAACAGGATTTTCTTCATTTTTTGGGAGGCTTGCAAGGCAGACCTACGCAGTTTCGGGATGGTTTACCTTAAGATCAGGCGTTCAGGGTTCTCGTTCATGTCCTCTGCAGAGTGTGTCAACACGGGAACTATCGTAAGGGATGCTCGTATTGGTATCCTGTCCAAGACAGGGGCTGATGCCAAGAAGATGTTCACCGACAAGGTAGTGCCTATCAACAGCAAGCTACCATTCTTCTTCAAGCCTATCATGGATGGTATGGACAAGCCAAAGACAGAGTTAGCTTTCCGTGTTCCGGCCTCTAAAATCACCAAGAAGAACATGCACGAGGTGGCTGTCGAAGAATACGATGGCTTAGATACCACCATAGATTGGAAGAACACCGAGGAGAACTCCTATGACGGAGAGAAGTTGGTGCTATTAGCTCATGACGAATGTTATGCCCCTGAGACTAAGATATTAATGCACGATTTTACTTTCCGTGAAATCAAGGATATTAACATTGGAGACAGAGTAATAGTAGATGGCGGCAAAATTAAGACTGTTGTAAAGAAAACTTCAGGGACTACCGATAGATATTTAGTACATCAACCATACGGAATAGATTATATTGTTACCAAAAATCATAGATTGGTATTAAATCAGTATAAAAAGGGAGAATTAATTATGACTCCTGAAGAATATATCAATAGTTCTAAATTCAAGAAACAGCACCTAACAAGGATTGTATCAAAGGGTGTTGAATCTACGGATATATTCAATGGTATTCCTCCGTATCTTTTAGGGCTTTGGTTGGGTGATGGTCGTAGTGCAGAGTTTACAATATTAGTTAATAAGGAAGAAGAACCTGAGATTCTTATTTACTTAGGAAGGATGGCTGAAATGAGGAGTATTCCATTTAATTTTAAAAAAAGCACCTGCGATAAAATAGTTGAATTTAGATTTTTAGGAATTAATAGTGAGCTAAAAAGAATAGGTGTGCATAACAATAAACACATCCCTGAGGCTTATATGCGTTCTTCGATAAACACAAGGCTTCAACTTTTGGCGGGACTGATTGAGACTGATGGACATTCTGACAAGAAAGGCGGTGTTATATCAATAGGCATGAGCAGAAAAGCTCTTATTGAACAGATAAGATTTTTGGCCTTATCATGCGGTCTATCATGTTCAAACATTAAAGAGAAGAACACGAATTTTAATAGCAAGTCTTACAATATTGCCATATCAGGAAATCTTTCTATAATACCATTGATAACAAAAAAGAAGTCATTTGAAGGCTATACTCCTTGCTCAAGAGGAAGAAGAAATAAAGTTTCCGTGAGCCGTCTTGATGTTGGGGAATATGTTGGAATACAGGTAGATGCCGATAATGACAATGAGCGCAGGTTGATATTAGAGGACTTTACAGTCAGCATGAATAGCGGTAAGTGGTTGAAGCCCAATAACATACTAAATAATTGGCGTGTCACCAAGACTTGTTTGAGGCTTGGTAGCAAGATTATTGGTAAGTGCATGATGGGGTCTACCTCTAACGCTTTGAGTAAGGGTGGAGACAACTTTAAGAAGCTATACGAGGACTCAAAGGTGGATGTTCGCAATGCCAATGGTCAGACCAAGAGCGGGATGTACGCCCTATTCATTCCTATGGAGTGGAACATGGAGGGGTTCATCGATATTTATGGGATGCCTGTGCTGAGGAAGCCAAAAGACCCTGTTAGGGGTGTCGATGGTCAGATGATAAGCAACGGTGCTGTTGACTATTGGGAGGCGGAGGTTGAATCTTTGAAGAGCGACTCCGATGCGCTGAACGAATTTTTCCGTCAGTTCCCAAGGACAGAGTCTCACGCCTTCCGTGATGAGAGCAAGCAGTCTCTTTTCAATCTTACCAAGATATATCAGCAGATAGATTACAACGACTCCATGATTAAGGAGCACTATCTCACCCGTGGCAATTTCCATTGGAAGGATGGTCAGAAGGATACTAAGGTGGTGTGGAGTCCTGAGAAGAATGGCAGGTTCTTAATCAGTTGGTTGCCACCTGCACACCTTCAGAACAGGTACTTTGAGAAGGGCAACTTGATGTATCCCGGCAACGAGCATATAGGAGCGTTCGGGTGTGACCCCTACGACATATCTGCGGTAGTTGGAGGCAGGGGTTCTAATGGGGCACTTCATGGCATGACAAAGTTCCACGTGGAAGAAGGTCCTGTCAATGAGTTCTTCTTAGAGTACATAGCACGACCACAGACCGCAGAGATATTCTTTGAGGATGTCCTGATGGCATGTGTGTTTTATGGGATGCCTATCTTGGCAGAGAACAACAAGCCACGTCTACTGTACCACTTTAAGAATAGGGGGTACAGACCGTTCTGTTTGAACAGACCTGACAAGCAATACGCAAAGCTGTCCAAGACTGAGAGAGAACTTGGGGGAATCCCGAACTCATCGGAGGATGTAAAGCAGGCTCACGCATCAGCGATAGAGTCTTATATAGAGAAGTATGTTGGATTAGATTTAGTTGGCACGTATAGACCTTCAGATGAAATGGGGACTATGCCTTTTATTAGTACTTTAGAGAGTTGGGCGAAGTTTGACATTAACGATAGGACCAAGTATGACGCTTCCATTAGCTCAGGATTAGCCATCATGGCAAACCAAAAGCACCTCTACGTACCTGAGAAAAAAGAATCGAAAATTAGCATTAACTTCGCAAGGTATAGTAACGATGGAAATATAAGCCAAATAATTCAATGAAGAAGGACATACAGATTGATATATTCAATACAACCTTTCCGAGTCAGATGGCTTCAGATGCAGAGAAAGCATCGGAGCAATTTGGTTTACAAGTGGGACAGGCCATCCAATATGAGTGGTTTCGGAAGGATGGTACATCTTGTAGATACTATGCACAGTGGAGAGATTTCCATCATGTGAGACTGTATGCACGAGGTGAGCAGCCTGTTGGTAAATACAAGAATGAGTTGGCCATTGACGGAGACCTTTCCTATTTGAATTTGGATTGGACTCCTGTTCCTATTCTTCCGAAGTTTGTTGACGTTGTAGTGAATGGTATGTCTGATCGCTTGTTCAAGGTGAAGGCGTATGCACAAGATGCGATGTCACAGGCCAAGAGAAGCAAGTATCAGGACTTGATAGAGTCAGAGATGGTAGCAAAGCCTGTACTGAATATCATCAAGGAAGAGTCGGGTTTCAATCCATTTATATCAAAAGAGGAGGAGCTTCCTAATACTGACGAAGAGCTGTCATTGTACATGCAGTTGAAGTACAAGCCCGCCATTGAGATTGCAGAAGAGGAAGCCATCAATACTATTTTTGATGAGAACCACTATCAGGATACTCGTAAGAGACTTGACTATGACATGGCCGTATTGGGTATTGCTATTGCCAAGCACGAGTTCTTGCCGGGAGCAGGAGTAAAGGTTTCTTATGTTGACCCTGCCAATGTAGTTTACAGTTATACCGAAGACCCGTTTTTCAGGGACTGCTTTTATTGGGGAGAGATTAAGACGCTTCCTCTTACTGAACTATTGAAGATTAACCCATCGCTGACCAAGGAGGACTTACAAGAAATTAGTCAGTACAGTCAGGGTTGGTACGATTATTATAATGTTGCTCAGTTCTACCAAAACAGTTTATTTCACCGTGACACTTGCACTCTTCTGTATTTTAATTACAAGACTACGAAGAAGATGGTGTACAAGAAGAAGATTCTTGAAAACGGAGCAACGAGAGTAATTGAGAAGCCCGACACTTTCAATCCTCCCGTGGAGATGATGGAGGAAGGTCGCTTTGAAAAGATGGAGAAGACCATTGACGTATGGTATGAGGGCGTGATGGTGATGGGTACAAATATCCTTCTCAAGTGGGAGTTGTCAGAGAACATGGTTCGTCCTAAGTCTGCCTCTCAGCACGCTATACCAAACTATGTGGCTTGCGCTCCTCGTATGTACAAGGGTGTGATTGAGTCATTGGTAAGAAGGATGATTCCTTTTGCTGACTTGATTCAGATTACTCACTTGAAGTTACAGCAGGTAATTGCAAGGGTAGTTCCTGATGGGGTATTCATTGACGCTGATGGTTTGAACGAGGTTGATTTAGGAACGGGTAATGCCTATAATCCTGAGGATGCTTTACGACTCTACTTCCAAACGGGTAGTGTTATTGGCCGCAGCTATACGCAGGATGGCGATTTCAATAATGCACGTGTTCCTA